CGGCCTGCGCAGGGCGGCGTCGAGGGGGCCAGCGACCTGGATGCCTTCCTCCATGCTGGGGGTGCCGGTCTCGGCATCCAGCGGGGGCTCGGCCATCATGTCCTGGGCCGCGCCGGGCATGGGCTCCAGGGGGATCTGATCGGCGGGGGTGCTGGGCGCAGCGCCCGGCAGGATCTGGCCTAGTCGTTGATCAAGGGGCTTTTGAGGGATGGCCATTACTGAGCTCCAGACTGCAGAGCTTGACGGCCCTGTCTCAGGCGTTGCGGATTTCCGGTGGCAGGCTGGACTCCTCCAGCTCCGGGGGCACCCCTTCCGGGTATGCCAGCCCCAGGTAGTTCTCCCGCGTTACCGGCAGGTTGAACTGCTTGAGTAGATCCAGGACGTAGTCCTGCTCCTTCCCACTCTGGAGGCCTGATTCCACCGGCATTTCTGAAGACTTCATTGCGTGCCTCCTCAAGGGACATTTTGCCTTTGCGATATTGTAGCCAGATGCCATCGATCTGATCGACATTCTTGGCTTGGCTCTTGAAGGTATCAGGATACAAGCCACGCACCGCCTCCCAGGTGATCGATTGCATCTCGCGGGGCAGGATGCCGCGCTCTTGGGCAGCCCGGCGGTAGGCTTCGGCGTAGATGCCGTAGGTGCCCTGCACACCCGTGATCGAGCTGTTCTTGGGGCCGCCCTCACCGAGCACACCTGAGCCAAAGTTGTGCAGCACCTCGCGGCTGTTGCCAGACAGTGGCCGCAGCAGGCCGGCGGCCACTGCATGGGTGTCGATGGTCACCGGGCCTGCCGGGTCATTGGGCGCATAGATGTTGCTGTAAAAGTTGCGCACCTTGTGCTGTTGGCCAAGGTTGGCGCTGATCGTTTCAATGCGCGGGTCTTCCAGGATGACGATGGCTTTGCCGATCTCATTGAGCGAGCCCCAGCCGGTTTGTGTCGGAGTCCTGCCGTCCTGGTTCATGCGCACACCAACAAAGTCACCCTCTGGGCTGACGATCTGGTGCTCGCGTGGGTTCTTTGCTTGGTCGTAGGTTCGTAGCCACATGGCCTTGAGGCCGGGCTCCTTGATCTCGGCCAGGGTCTTGCCCCGGATGGCATTGACCATCGGCGCGTATTTGGGGTCGCCAAAGATGGTCTTGGCAATCGCGTCCATGCTGGAGTCCCAGCGAGTTGATTGCTGCTTGGTTGCGATGTCGAGGACGCGCTGGCCCAGCGACACATTCATGAACCAGTCTTTCTGCGGCGAGAGCACAGCCAGCACACCAGACACCGCCTGATCAGGCACACCGTAGTCAGCGGAGAAGCGGTCGGTGATGTTGCGTGCGCCGTCATACCAGAGCTTGCTGCGCTGGCGCGTGGCTTCTGGCACCTGATCGTGCAGGAACAGCAGGTTGTTCTTTACCTCGGTGATGAAGTCTTCTGCTTGCCGGTCAGGGTTGCGGGCCTTGCTGGCGAAATTCGGGTACTGACGAATCAGGCCCATGTTGTACGCAAAGGCTGCTGGGTCTTGCTTGGTAGCCTGGAGGTCAATCACCAGCCTGCTGGTCAGCGGGTCTTCGGTTCTCTTCACTGCGGTCGGCAGGCGGGTGCTGACCAAGTTGGGGCCGGGCTGCACAGCAAACATGGGGCGAGCGGCCTGCGGCACCACGGCGGCCAGCGGCCCGGTGCCCTCCAGGAATGCGCGGTTGAGCTGTTGGCCGGTTTCCCTGGCCAGCGCTTTGCCGGCCTTCACCGTGCCAATAGCGCCCGGCACCATGCCAACTACAGCGCCAGCGGTTTGCAGCGCGGCGGTGCCGTAGTTCCCCTGCTTGGCAGACTCGACAGCCTCGCCACCCATGATGGCGGCTTCCTCTGTCTGCATGGTGGTGCCCAGGAAGGGCACAACGTCTGCCAGACCCATGGTGAGTGGCAGGTTGCTACTAGGGCCGCCAATGATCGTCTGAGCGTTCTGGCGGGCTTTGTAGCGGTTCATGCCCATGCCTTCAAAGCCAGCCTGCAAGAAGTCAGACAGGCGCTGCCTGATGGTTGGGTCAAAGGGCTTGATGCTGTCTACGGGTCTGCCACCACCGGCATCGGTCATGGTGCCGCTCGGGCCGGCGGCCAGCAGCACATCACCCGGTTGCTGACCGGGCGCGGCCATCTCTGCCATCTCTGGCATCTCGGGCGCAGCCGGCGGGTCTGGGAATTGATAAGAGGCCAGGGCCGACAGGTATTTGTTTTCGATTGCGCTGTAGGCCATCACTTCTCTCCTGCTGCTTGTTTCAATTGCTGAGTGGCCATGTCTTATTTTTGTTTGAAGTTGGGCGCGGTATCCAGCAAGTGACGAACCTGCATGAACGACAAACCCATGCCTCTTAGCTCGTCTTCCAACGCATAACGCTTGTCAATGAGCTGCTCGACTTTAGCTCTGGGGAGTTTTGGGTCGCCGAGCTCAGTCGTTAAGCGCTGATACTCCGCGCTCTTGGTTTCGTACTGCCGCTTTTTCGCGGGGGGCCAGCGTGCGATAACCGCCGCCATGTCTGGTGGCAACGGCGCACTTGCAGGAGCAGGGGCGGGAGCGGGCGCGGTAGCAGCTGGAGCTGGCGCAGGTGCGCGAGCTGGGGCGGGTGCGCGGGCTGGTGCAGGAGCTGGTGCAACAGCAGGAGCCGGTGCAGGAGCCGGCGCTGCACGCACAGGCGCAGGCGCAGGAGCAGGAGCAGGAGCAGGAGCAGGAGCCGGGGCAGCCTGCCCACTTGCTGGAGCTGGAGCTGCAGGGGCTGGTCTCGGGGCCGGGGCCGGGGCAGGGGCAGGAGTCGGTGCAGCAGGCATTGATGGCGCGGAGACAGCATCTCCAGCGGCTTGCTTCAGCAGCCTTTCCATCTCTGTGATCTGTCGCAATTTGTTGGGATCATTGCCCGCCTTCTGTCTCAGCGCGGGCAGATTTTCCAAGGTCACTGGGCCAGTGATCCAATCGCGCCCAGGCACAGCGGTGCCGTCTGGCCGGCGAGCAAATTCATCAAGCCGCTTCTGCGCCGCCCTGGACTCCTCGGTAGATCTGCGTGCAGCAACGCCTGTCTCCAACTGGGTCAGGATTTCCCGCGTTGTGAGAGTCTTTCCTTGAGCCGCTGCCGCAGACTGGATCTGTAGCGCCTGGGCCTTGAGCTCGTTGCGGCGCTGGAACTCCGCGCCCTTGGGGTCGATCACCACCACGCTGCCAGGGATCACAGGGATGCCGGCGAGTTGGGAGATGCCACGGTCAAGGTCTGCGCTGTCGCGCCGGTCATCGGCCTGCAAGATCTTGAGCGCAGCCACTGCGTCTTTGCCATCGATCCCCTTGCCAACCAACCCCCAGATCTGCCTGGGGTCGGTGATCGTGTTGTTGTAGATGCCACTGAGCAGGTTGAAATAGACGGCTTGGTTGGTCTCTGGCTGCTTGGGCTCGAGCAAATCCTTGAGCGTGCCAATGGGCACCGATCCCTCTGGCAGGGCTGTTAGCTGGTCAATGAGCTGTTTCCTCTTTGGGTTGCCAGCCGGCAGCGGGTAGATCTGCTCCAGCAGGTTGATGGCCTGGGCCTCGCCCTGCCTTTTGATCTCTGCAGCCTTTGCATCAGCGATTGACTTGCGGTTGTTGACGGCCACCATAAAGTTGGCAGTCACCTTGGCCACAGCATCAAAGTCGTTGGTGATCAAGTCTTGGAGCACCGGGCTCATGTTGCCCAGGTCGCCGCTTCTGAGCTTTTGCAGGGTGCGCTCTGGGTCAACCATGTTCTCATCGGCCATCAAAGCCTTGGTCACAGAGTTGATCTTGGCGGTGCGCAGAGCCGTTTCAAACTTGGTGCTGTACTGCGTCTGCAGAGCCTTGTCGCCCAGCAGCAAGGATTGGGTCAGCACGTTCTTGCGGAACACATCGGCCAGCTCGTCGATGGATTTCTGCTGCCCGTTGGCATCAGTCCAGCTGCCCTGCGATACCGTGGCCTCCAGCAGCCTGATGCTGCTGTCAAAGTCGGCGTCAAACTTGGCAATGCGCTGTGCCTTGGCCCGGTCGAGCTCGGCCTTGTAGGCGGCGTTGAGCACGGTGTTGCCGTGCGTTGCTATGGTGGCGCGGAACTTGATCGAGGCCTCTGGATCAATGCTGGCCAGCGACTTTGAATAGCCATCCGACATGGTCTTGATCTTGGCGCTTACCTGATCGGATGTGGCGCGGCCAGCCTCCACCTCTGACAGCAGCTTGACCAGCTCGTTGCGACCCTCGATCTCAAAGTGTCCAGCCAGCTCCAGGCTGCGAGCCTTGGCCACCGCCTGGTCGAAGAAGTTCAGCGAAGTGGTCTTGCCAACGTCCAACGGCAGGCCGTCCTTGGCCATCTGCAGTTGCTCAGGGGTCAGCGGGTTCTGCGCGGCAAATTCCAAGCCTTCCTGCTGGCGCATGACACCTGCGGTCTGGAAAGCGCTCGCGCTCATGCGGTCAAGGATCTGGGCCAGTTGGCCTGCGCCCTGTGCAGCCACTCGCGGCGCGATGTAGTCCACACCCTGCTGCTGCACCTGGGTCATGGGCACGCCGCCCACCGAGCGCACCTGCATCTGACCTGATTCGATTCGTTGTGTGGCCATGCTTATCTCACCTTCAAGTATTCAACCCCGGCCTTGGCCAGCGTTGCGCCGGCAAGGATGCCGCCACTTCTGCGAGCCGCAGTGCCGGCAGCAGTGAGCTGGCCGGCTTGGCTGCGGGCGCTGTACAGGTTGAGCGTGTTCTGGTAATCGGTGGACTGCAGCATGGCGGTTGCATCCTCAAAACCCAGCACCCGCGCAGTCAGCGCATTGAGGTCGGCGATGCCCACATCGCGCATGGTCGCGGCCACGTTCTCGCGCTGCACCGCCTGGACAGATCCTTCACCCAGCACCACGCCGCTGGCAGCGGCCCTGGCACGCATGGCAGCGTTGGTGGCACGCATGTTCTTGAGCAGGGTGTTGCCAGCGATCTGGTAGTTCTGCGCCTCGATCTCGGCCTTCTTGATGGTGCGGCCAGCCTGGATGGTGGCGTACTGCTCGGCCATGTCGGCACGCACCTCAGCCACCGCCAGGGTGTCACGCGCCTGCAGCAGGTAGCTGGTCTGCTGGTTGATCGCTGCAGCCTTCTGCGCCTGAGCCTCACCATAGGCACCGATTACCCCAGCAATCCCCGTCATTTGTCCCTGTGTCAGTGCCATGTCATGTCCCTGAGAAAACAGCCACGCGGTAGTCCAGGCCCAGCAGGTTCATCTTGACCGGCAGGTTCTGAGATACCTCGATGGATTGCTCGCGGTTGTAACCCAACACACCATTGACCCGCTTGATGCCGGTGAACTCCGGGATCGGGTCATCAAGCAATGGGTTGTCCAGCAGGCGAAACGCGACCGGCTGATTGTTGATGATCATGTTCTGCGTCTTATTGACTATTGCGCTGATCTCCACAATCCGCTTCTTGAACGACACCCGGCTGCCGGTCTGCAGCTTGACCTCGGCAGGCATGGTCTTGACGTAGACGTTGATGGGTAGGCCCACCTCGTAGCTGGTCACCGACTCGCGGTCGAAGGTCACCGCGCCGCCAGCGCTCACTGTCTCGTTGCCCTGGGGTGATCCATCGCAGATCACGTTGAGCGACTTGCCAATGTGCGGCAGGCCAGACCCGACACCGCCAGCAGAGCCGCCAACGAAGGCGCAGTCGGTGAAGTACTCATAGCCGAACAGCTCGATGAAGTACCTGTCAACGCTGTTGAACCTGCGCTTGGTGACCACATAGATCGCGTTGACATCCACGCCGACATCGATGAATGAGCCATCTGTGGTGAACTCAGATGGGCTGGTCACCTGCTGGCTGCGCATGATGCTGAAGGCCGCCATGCTGCCGTCATCGGTGTTGGTCATCAGCAGAAGGTCGGCCTCCTCGGTGCTCGATGCCTTGCGCAGAGCAATGCGCTGCGGCCCCTTGAGCAGGTGGCCAGACAGCAGCGAGATCCGCTGAGTGATATAGGTCAGCTGGGTGTCGTTGAAGATGAACTCGTTGAGCGACTTGCCCTGGCGCTGGATGTAGATCGAGCCAGACTCCACCGATTGCACGCGGGTGCCGGGCTTGATGCCATTGCGGCTCACGTTCTTAAACGTAAAGGTCAGCGGCGTGACAGGGTCAGAACCCTGTTGGGGGATGAAGAACTCGCCGCCGGTGGTGAACACCTGAAAGTCCCGGCCAGAGATGATGTCGGTGATGACGTTCAGGTCGTTGGTGTCCAGCGTGGCCTCGACCGCATCGTCGTCCAGCGACTCGTTTGGCACGAAGTCAAAGAACAGGCCGATCTTGGAGCCCCATACCGTAGATGGCCGAGACTTGCTGCCGCCAAAGTACAAGCGACCCTCATGGAATGTGACCGTGCGCGGCCAGCCCTTGGTCGAGCTCCACACATCAACGTAGCCAGACTCGATCTCCCAACTACCTTGGGCGATGTTGCTGGTATTGAAGAACGGGTATTCGGTGACCGCTTTGACAACCGTGTTGCTGACGTACTCGACAATGCGAGCGCGGCCCTGCGGAGATGCGTTGATGTACTGGTCAATGCTGCCAGCAGTAAAGATGCTGTTCTGCGCGGTCAGCGTCACGTTTCCAGACACAGCGCTTGGCGTCAAATGGCCGACAGAAGGTGTGGTGGTGGTCAGCGCGAAGGCATACTTGGGGATTGAGTCAAAGGTGATGGCAGTGGCCGTCCAAGCGCTGTCGCTTGTGCGGGTGATGCGCACCGGCTGCAGATCTGGATGCACCACGATCAGGGTGTCGGCAGACTGAGTCCAGCACATGTCGTCCACGATGTCGCTGCTGATGGTGGTTGTCAGGTAGTTGTTGCCAGACCCATTGATGTTGGCCACCACCGCGCCATTCTTGATGACATACATGCGGTTGTGCGTGAAGCACAGCATGTAGCTGTCGGCCACAGAAAACTGGAATGGCACAAGCCGCACACCGTTGCCAGCAGACGCTGTGCCGGTGTTTGGCAGCTCCAGGATGTGCTTGGTGCCGGGCCGGCGGCGCAGGCCGCCCTGGGGCTGGATCAGCACATTGGTGGCTTTGGCCAGGGCGTTGTTGTAGGACTGCAGATCAACCCGCGCACGCAGCAAAGGGTCGAGCTCGCCCGTTGCAAAGTTGGTGGTGAACTCGACGAAGCGCGGCATCAGTTCCTCACTTCGATCAGGCTGTAGTCTTCGATCACCGGCACGGGGTTGTTCTGGCCATCGATCTGGGTCGCGGTGCGGAAGTAGCCGCCGCGCCCGTTTTCGGAGATGTCTCCAATGGCTACGCGCTGCCACTTGGTGGCCTTGTCCTGCTGCTCGGTCACGGTCTCGGCAATGTGCCAAGCAACCTGATACTTGAGCAATTGCACGAAGTACTTGGGCATGGCGTACTCAGGCACGCTGTACTGGTAGTCGATGAACACGCTGGGCAGGTTGGTGAGCAGTACGTCACCCTGGATCTCCCAATCCTTCTGGATCGGCGAGCCCTGCGCGGAGCTCTGGACAACCAGCCTGGGAGAGGCCAAGCGGTCACCCGGCAATTGGTATTGATAGCGCCAGACGCTTGTGGGGGCAGTCAGCAGTTGCGCAAGCTGCGCCTTCTTCATGCTGAACGTCCACGGGTACATCATCAAGGTCGAGTCCCTGATGTCTGGGTATAGGCGGTCGCACACGCTCGACTCGTCTGTGCCGTCATTGAAAGACGATATTGCCCTGGCCCCGATCAGCAGCAAGGCATCAGAGCAGATCGATACACCAGTGTCGCCAGCAGCCATGTGAACCTCTTAATGCGAGAAGGGCCAGCCTCCGATTACTCAGCGGCTGGCCCAGTTTTCACCACCGATGATTAGTCGGTATTGGTGACCGTCAGAGCGGTCGTGTCGGACACGTTGACCACGCCTGCGGCAGTGACCGACATCACAACGTGCATACCAGCGGTTGACACATTGCCGCCGCTCAAGGTAGTACGAAAGATGATGTCACCCACCTTGAGGATGGACGCAACGGCATTGAAGTAGCCGCTAGTGTCCACATCGGCGGCAGCGTCAGTGGTTTGGTAGCTGAAGATTTGGGGGGCATTGCCCGCCTTCATCTGGCCACCAACGGTTACGAAGTTGTCAGCAACGAAAGGCATTTTGCGACCCTCCTATTAAGCCGCAGCCGCAGTGTCGCGGGCGGTGATTTTGACGATACCCTCGGGGTCGATTGCAACTGCACCAGCAGAGAACAGGGCATTGACAAGCCAGCTGGTCTTTTCGGCGATGTAGTTGATTTCGGTGCGAGGAGCGATGCCTTCTGCGTAGCCGATTGCATCCTTGTGGAATGCGAACAGCGTGCGGTCGCTGGAGCCGTCGATGGGCAGGCCACCTTCAGCGCGGTCGCCCAGGACATGGAACGTGAAGCCCATGAACTGGTTGATCTCACCCTGAACCAGAGCCTTGACAGTGTTGAAGTCAGAGCTCGTCACCGAGGTCTGCTCCAGCATCGCGTTCAGCGAGTTCGCATGAATGATGATGTTGCGCCCCTCGGAAGGCACGTTGGCGCGGTTCATCAGTCGAGCAGCCTCACGCAGCTTGGCAATGTTCATATTGGTGTTTGCGCCACCAATAGAGTTCGCCACAGTGCCAGTGCCAGATGCGGCATTCAGTGCGTCGAGGATCAGCTGATCCTGGCGGCGACCAATCGCACTGCCAACCACTTGGACAAGCTCAGAGCGCTCATCAAAGTTGACTTTGGCTTGCGAGAACACATCCGAGTACTCGGCGGCGTTGAAGTCACTCAAGGTGCAAGTGACGGTGGAGAACCCGACGTTCATCGGGGTGACATCGGTCTGGGTGACGCGAGCAGTAGCTACGCCGCGACCGACTCGGGGAAACCTAACAGTGGAGCCTTCGACGCCCCGACGCTGACGCACAGCGCCCACCAGCATTGCTTTGCCCTGGTAAGCCTGTTTGACCTCAGCATCGAACAGCGTAACAAAGGCGTTCGAGAGAGAAACAGCCATTTTGATACCTCATTCGGTTGATTGATCAGGGTTTGTCGCGTCGGTGAGCCGGTAAGCCGGGCCTGTGCTTGCTGCTTGCGGCAGCCAGTCGTCAGCATCCGCTGCGGTTGGGGGTCGGTTTCCCGATGGGCCTTGCCGCGATTGTATGGCTTTTCGGACACAGTGCAACAGGGGGGCTTGACAGTTGTACAAAAAAGACCCAGCCGTAGCTGGGTCAAGGGCAACTGCCTTCCGGCAGACGGGGTGGAGAGCCCCGATCTATTTGGCAAACATGTTGAACATGCGCTCAACCTTTTGCCGGTATGCGGCATCAGTCTTGTACTTCGGATCGCCGACCATGGCGTAGAGCTCCTCCTTGCTGGGCACGCCATCCAGCGGAGCCGATTCGATAGGCACCCGGCCTTCATATGCTTCGCGCACCTTCATCAGCGCGGTGATCCCGCGAGCGGTGCCGCCCATGATCTTGAACTCCTCAAAGTCGTCCTTGCTCCAGACTCCCTTGGCGACCAAGCCGCGAGCCCAGTCAACCATGCCGCTGACGATTGCGTTGCCGTTGGGGCCGAGCTGCTTCATCTCGGCTGCCGGGTCAACCATGTCGCCCTGCATCAGCTCTTTGGCCTGGGTCTGCAGGTTGGTGACCAGGTCGTCAAAGGCAGCCTGGGACAAGCCGTTGTCCTTGGCCCAGCCTGACAGGGTCGATGCGATGGGGTTGGTGTCGGCCTCCTCGCCAAAGGCTTTGAGGTCATATTTGCCGTCTGCCGGGGCTTTGTGCTTGCCCTGGCTGATTTGCTTGCGCAGATCTGACCAGCTCTTGGCGATGCCTTCCAGGTCGGGCTCGTTGGAGTCCTTCTTCCAGAAGTTCTCTGGCCAGAAGTCAGGGCGCTCCAGGGGCTCGTCTGGCTCTGGTGCGCCTGATGCTGCAGCCTTGTGGCTGATCTCTGTGGTCTGTGGGTTGTCTGGCTTGGTGGTGTCGTCAGTCACTTGCACGTTGTCAAGTAGGCCGGTTCCACCGGGCTCGACGGTTGCTGTGTCGCTCATAGTTTCCTTGCTGTGTTGATCCGCACCAAAATGTCCCGCACCACCGTCCTTTGCCCCTCGGCGAAGTAGGCGTGTGAGGGGTCTGTGCCCGGCACGGCGATGGGCACATTCACATACATGTCGCGCAGCCAGTGCAGCAGCTTCTGACCGTCCTCGGAGCCGAACACCCGCAGGGTCAGCTTGGCCAAGTCCTCGCGCTTTTGCTCGACCTCGCGGATGTCGGTGGCTTGGCCAATGGCCTCGATCTCGTCCCAGCTCATACCGGCATACCTTCAGGGGCTTGCATGGCCGCGCCGGCCTGGGCCTGCATGGCCATGGCCTGGGCTAGGGCTTGCTGCTGTTGCTGGTTCTTCATCTCCTCCATGAGCACGGCACGCTCGGCGGCGTTGTTGCGCACGGCGGCAGGCACGCCCAGCTTGTCGGCCAAGTAGTCCACCAGCATGTCGGTCTTGATGGCGAGCTGGCCATCGGTGCCCAGGCTCTGGCTGATCTGCATGTACTGCATGATCGCGTTGACCTCTTCCATGTTCTGGGCCATGGCCAGCGGGGCCACCGGGGTGACTTTGACCTCCAGGCCGTTGACGCGCAGGGGCATGTCGATCAGGCCGCGCTCGTCCATGACCTCCAGGATCTTGGCGGTGACGGGGATCATGGTCTCGTTGATCAGCCGGCCAAAGGCAGAGCCCAGGTTCTGGGCCAGTTCCTTCATGCGCTCGACGATCTCGGTGGCCGAGCGGGCGCTCATGTTGTCTGGCGGCAGCGACTCGTCCAGCAGG